GGGTGTTTGAGCCACCGGCTGACGCACCGACCTGAACGAAGTCGCTGCCGTTCCAAGCGACTAGGGCACGCTGCCCGGATGGGATGGTCACGCCCGTGGTCGGGCCTGCCCCCACAATCTTGACGGATTGCGAAGTTGAAGTGCCGTTGATGACGATGTAAGGCTTACTGGCCGCAGGTGCAGTGATCGTCAAAAGCGAAGCGGGGTTACCCGTGCAGTTGATGATTACGTACTGAGACGAACCAGTCGATCCTGTCCCTGCCTGAGACAGTGACGATGCCGTGGTTTTGCTCAGGGTGACCGCAGTCTGGCTTCCACTGATGGTCTGCGTTCCGGCCACCGACGCATCAAGGTACTGAGTGATGTAGTCGTTGACCGTGTCGCCCCAAGTGCCGGACAGTTCGCCCGTGACCGGGAGGGCAAGGCCCAAGAGGGAGGTGTATGAGGTGGGCATTTAATGCTCCTACTGGGTGTTTATATTTTGCCAATTTGCGGTCTGGGTGTCATCAACGATTTCCCAGAACCTGCGACCCGTAATTGAGTCTGTTGCCGTTGCAGTTTCTTGAATAGCGGCAAAGAACCGTGCTTCAGCGGAAACGGCATCTGCCCCCGTTGCGGCTTCAGTAACCGCACTCTGGACACTGTGGTTTGTACTGACTTGTTCAGTGCCGGTAGCAGTCTCAGCCACCGACCCTTGGATTTCTTGGCTTGCGCTGATGCTATCTGCACCAGAAGCCGTCTCGGCTACGTCGCTGTAGAAAGCAAATGCTGCCTCTGTTGTGTCTGCCCCGGATGCCGTCTCGCTGACATCTGCGTTGGGGTTGAACAGCGCCAGAACCTGATCCAGTCCGGAGGCTGTTTCTGAAACCTCTCGGTTGTACTCGGCCTGCGCTGCTACGCTATCTGTGCCGGAAGCGGTTTCTTCAACGGATCGGGCGTATTCTGCCCCGACATCAACCTGATCTGCGCCAGTGGCTGTTTCGGCAACAGCCCCATAAATCTCAACTACCCCGGCAACCGCATCAGTGCCGGTGGCTGTCTCTGCTACAGAGGGCTGGACCGAAGCCAAAGCGGAAACGGAGTCAGCACCTGTCGCTGTCTCAGCGACATCGCGGTCATATACCGATTCACCCCAACCGGCCTGACCCCAGGTGCCTGAACCCCATCCGCCTTCAGCCACAACTTATCCTCAACCGGCAAGGCTGAAGGTGTACGTCACATTCAGAATGTCGCCAGAAACCACCGAGCGGTCACCGGGAGCAGAGAAGTCAGCCGCCGAGAACAGCGTGCCGGTCGATCCACCCTTGGTGTTATTGGAGGTCAGGAATGCTCCGCCAACCGTCGTCGTGCCGTTGATGGTGAACACGGCCTTGCTTGCAGTATTGGTCACGACAGAAGGATTGGCGTTTGTCGCAGCAGCAAGCGTGGCGGTCGGGCGGTTGGCTTCGCTATAGGCAGTTACTTCCGTCCAACCGATGTGCGAAGACATGGTGTCACCAGCAGCGGGGCTGTTGGTAGAACCCGAACCGTACAGGCCCAGATACCAAGTGGTGATCTGAGCGGTGGTGGTCAAAGCTGTACCTGCCATGTACTGAAGGCCGACGTTGACCACGAGGTTAGGCGTCTCAGCAACCCACTTGAGGTTGCCATCCTTGTCGTAGCACTCAACGGTGTACTTGCCCGTTGCCTTCGCGCCCTCAGACGCTCCGGTGTTTGCAATCAGCCCACCGCCAACGATGTCAGTGGCCTTGGCCTTTTCGATGCTCATTTGATGCTCCTATGCAATGCGAATAATCGCGTTGGTGCTGTCCGCAACGGGAAACTGCACCTGAAAAGACGTGACAGCGGTTTTGTCGCCGCCAAAGTCCAACACACAGACGGTCGGATTCCCACCGCCAACCTTATAAATCAGCGCGCCACGGCAAGTAAACGATGCCGGGTTCCACGTAGCGTTGGCAAACGAAAGGTACGCAATCGTGTTGCTGGGATTGGACCCTGTCGTTGGTGCCACAGACACCGTAATAACTTCACCACCCGTGGTGTAGCCACCACCAGAAGCGACTTCGCTTGCCGTTGTGTACGCAGCCGTAGTCGGCCCAATACTGGCACCGCCCGTGTAAAGCGCCATCTTGAACGTGTCAGTGCTGAAGTTGAACTGGCCAGAGGCCAAGCCCACCTTGAACTGATTGGTCGCGCCTTGCTCGATGGGCATTACTTGACCCCGTTATTCTGCGGCAGCGGAGCCAGACGCGACTGGCCACTGCGGTACGCATCGCTGCGCTCCAGACCATCACCCAGACGCTTGGCGAGTTGCAGGGCTTCCATGTACTTCTGGTTGTACAGCGCGAGCATGTCCTGCTCACCCTTCATGTAGGTGTAGGCTTCGACGAGCGAGCCGTACAGCAGCACGGTGTCAAAGTTATCGCCTAGCCAAGTCTGGCCGTTTGCAGCCACCGTGATTGACTCGGGGTAGTAGAAGTAGTGAAGCTCGATCTCGTACGACGCGTCGGGCGTGGGGCCAAGAATGAAGGTCAGTTCATCTTCGTTGTCTGAACGTGGGCCAAACAGTGCGTAGTACCGGGGGATCGCCTTATCGGTGCTCGGGTTCGGATACGCCTGCCGGATGAAGTTCACGTCTTTGTTTAGCAAGTACTCGTACGACCCCGTGGCATCAACTGCCGCCATCGAGTACACCGCCAAGAAGTCTGACGGGCACTGAAGATACTTGTTGTTCGCCGTGGTGTAGCCGGTGACGTTCTTGCGAAGCGAAGGGAACTGAACCGTGTTGTAAATGCGCTGCTCAGCTTGTTGGACGAAAACGGGTATCTGAGCAACGAAATCGCTGCTCGGGTTTTCGGTGTACGCCTGAATGGCGTTGCTGAGTTGCGTGTAGTTCACGCCATCGGTCCCCTGGCCATCGTGCCCTTAGTGGCGCAGCCAGTACCACGGATTTTGATACCCGAAGTCTTGGTCGGCTTGTACTCGTTGGAGTGCATATTGGCCACGGACACGTCCATGCGCAGCGCCTTCTTGATGTCGTCAGCGCCAACAACTGGTGTGGCCACCGGCTTGGGAGTCTTATAGGTTGCCATGTCAGACACCTTTCTGCTTGCGGCCAGGGTTCATCTGGTTGGCCACCTTGGCCAGACCACGACCCATCTTGAGCATGTCGCTGTTGGTTTTGCCACCAGCACGCATCTTTTTAGCGTGCATGCGCTGCTCGTGCGCCTTGACTTCGGCCTTGGCCACTTTCTTCATCGCATCCATTTTTTGCTCCTATGCCGTCACAACCGTGACTGTACCAATTTGAATCTGCAACACCAAGTAATTTGGTGTCAGCCCAGCATCGGGGCCGCGAGAACCACCAACCGGGTTCCAGCCCCACTGGAAGTCCCGACTGCCTTCACTCGGGAAACCCACCGCTTCCTGCGTGGTTGCTGTGGTATCAGTTATTTGAAGTCCGGTGTTACCCGACTGCACATAACTCAGATCAGGACGCGGGTTGCGCAAGCCTTGCGGGTCATCGACCGGGTACATACCCAACTGCAACTGCGGTTGGTCGGGATCCCAGCAGACCGGGCAGACCAAGAGGTTGTAGGTCTTGGTCTTAACAACTTCCTTGCGCAGTTGCGTGAGCTTGAACCGAAAGTCGCAGCGGTCACACTGCGCAATCGCATTCTTGCCTGACGCAAACCGGTTGCCCATTTAGGTGCCGCTCCCGATGTACATCTGCCGGGGCACGAACCGCACCGCTGCCTTCTCTTGATCCTCGCCTGCGGCGATCATCCACGCCTCGTCGTACTGTTCTTTAAGAACTTGCAAGCGGCTCAGCCCATCAGGCACCTTCAGCGCGATGTAGTACGCCAGACCGGCCACGAGGCAGGGCAAGAAGCGGAACGGCACGTCCATCGTTTTGACGCCACCACCGGCGTCCTGCAGGCGGCGCAGCCGCCAGTACACGAACTGGTAGGTCGTGCCCGGATTGGGCGTTGGCCAGACGGTGATGCTGTTCTTCTGCGACAGGATGATCGCTGCGCCAGACGAATGACCTGCAGCGGTCGTACCGGCTTGGCCACGGGCGCAGTTCAGCAGCAACGCCGGGTTGCCGCCACTAGCAGGCTGCACCTCGTTGAATGCAATCAGTTCGTTGTCAATCTTGATGAAGCCTGCGTTGGGCACCCCGGCAAGCGAGGTGATGGGGATCGACGTGGTGTCGGCCAATATGGTGGCCTGCAGCGTCCCGGCAAGCACAGAGTCCTGGCCCGACAACTTCTGAATCCAGACCTGAATGGGTCGGCCTGTGATCAGCTTGTTTGGAATGGTGGCGTAGGTGCTGACGCTGATCCGGGTGATGGTCAGGTCGGCTTGGTTGTTGGGGACGTTGGCGTTAGTGCGGATGACGTGGTCGAGCAAGTCCACCGTATCGTCCGGCAGCGCGTAGGTCGGCTGACCAGTAGCCAGGGTGATGACGTTCTGCTCGAACGTCCACATGTTCACGCCCCGGTTGCCCCAGTCAGCGAACAACAGGTTCAGGCTGCGACGGGCCGTGCGCAAGTCATAGCCGGTGCGCATCTCGCCACCGGCACGCTCAAAGGCTTCCTCGACGATCTCATTGAGGTCGAGGTCAAACGCAGCTACGCCTGAAGTTGTCATCTGAATCTCGCGGTCTTCTTAGCGATGGCCTTGGGTTGCGCTACGAACTGCTTGCCGGAGGCTTTGCCTGCTCGCTTTGCTCGGGTTGAGGCGGCGTACTCTTGGGGCGAGAGAGCTTTGATCGCAGCTTCTGGAAGGTATCGCTCACCAGTTTTACTAGACGGTTTACCACTTTTGGTTCTCCACTTTTGGGCGGTCCAATCCTTCAGCGACTGCTGAGAAGGCTTAGTCACGATACCCGCCGCCCTTGGCTTTGTATTGCTTGGCCAGAAGCTGCGCCTTGCGGGCGCTCCACTGACCTGCCGCCGTGCCCTGCGTAGCCTGCCCCTTGATCTTCTCAAAGAGTGACTTGCGCATACCGGGCTTGGTGTAGTTGCCTGCTTCGTTGACCTTGGACTTGGTGGTCCCGCCTTTGGCGTACATGTCAACGTCGTTCGGGTCATCCTTGCGTCGGATGACCTTCTTCTTAGGCATCTTGGAGGGGGCGATTGCCCCCATCCCCCGGCTCGGCATCATGATCAGACCATCCTGCCGCGCGTCTTGCCGCGCATAGCAATACCGTCAGCACGCTTGGAAGCAGAACCAACCTTGCCGCCTTTGCGGAAGGTGGGCATGTCTACGTCTTCGTTCTCGTACTTCACACGCGTACCGGGTTGGTCCACGTCCGTCAGTTTGAACTCGGGACGCCGAGGGCCTCGCTCACCAAGCACAGGCTTTTTGTCACCGACGTACTGCACATCGGGCGGATCATCTTTACGACGCGTGCTGTAACGCTTACCTTTGAACGTGAACTCGTTCAGCCCGTCTTTACGGGCGTCGGCAAAAGCCTGCTCGAATTCGCTCAGTTTGCGCTTGGTCCGGGTGTTCATACCATCCGCCCTTTAGTCTTGCCACGCATTGCGCAGCCGTCTGCACGAGACGAAGCCGTACCACCCTTGGCCTTGGGAATCGGATCAGATGCCATCTTCATGTCGCGCTCCAACTTCCGACGTTCTGCCGGAGTCAGTTTGCCCGTTCTGTCGATGTTCATCTTTCCAAGACGCTGCGCTGGAGTAAGCGGCTTCGGAGCAGACTTCATGTCTTCCGTATTGGCAGGAACCTCCGTGCCTTCGCGGAAGACGCCACCGCCATCGTTGTAGCGGCGTTTCATCTCAGCACTTCCCGCCGCGCTTCATACCCAGGGGCTTGGCAGCACCCATCTTGATCATGGTGCCCTTGGTCTTACCCTTGGTGGCCACACCATCGCGGCTCGGAGCAGCGGTCTTCACAGTGCCCATCTTGGCCTTGGTGATGCCGGTACCGGCGCTGCCACCCATAGCCATCTTCTTCATGCCCTTCATTTCGGACTCCTCATGTTTGATCATTGACTTAGGAGCACCGGCCTTTTTCATGAAGCCGATCTCCTTCTTCACCATCGCCTTGGACTCTTTCATCTCGCCACCTTCT